GTCTCGGCATATGCTCGCTGCCTCGACTCCAGTTCATTACTATACTCGGCAAAGGAATTCTTAACCTTTAGGCTCTTATCAGTAGTCTTTTGTTCACCGGTCTTCCAATCATACCCACCGGGATTATCCAGTCGATCTTCGGGAATATCGATATAGATGGAGAAGATTATCTTTTTGGTCATTGTCCAATTACCATCCATCTATTAAAATCCCCGAGATTGAGTGCGCCTTGGTACCAAACATATTGAAATCCTAGGGAATTAACAAATTCATCCAGGGTCTTATAGCAGTTGATATGACTGGGGTGACTGAAATAATCGTTCGATTGTACGACCATTAACATCTCATACGGCTTATTCTTTATAAGTTTTTTGAGAATATCGGGGTCCACATGCTCGCCAGAGGTTGTGATCCATATCTCACATTCCGGAAGATCTGCAAAACTATCTTCTTCAACAAATTGGAAATCGTGATCAGCCGAAGGAAATAGTTTTCGGCCATAGTAAGAGGCCTCCGGATCGATGTCGCCGCTTGTGATATAGAAATCAGGCCGAGTAAATTTGCCAGTATAGAGGAGATGTGCTAGAAGTCCATACCACCCGCCGGCAATATATATTCTACCACCTACCCATTCCCATGCCTTTTCCAGTTCGGTTACTAACCACTTCTTTGACTCCCATTGTTTAGAGTCGAGTGAGTGCACTATATCAGGAATTCTATAAAGATCGTTTTCACCATATTTAGAAATTTCGTAGATTTCTTCAGTTAGCTTCAGGGCGTTTTTGTAAATATTCATCGTAACATTCTTCATAGGTTATAAACGATCTATCGTGGGTCGTATCATATTTATATGAGGAAGATAACCCGTGTGGCTTTGTCTCGAAACCTTCATGGTAAATGAAACGATCTATCCCACAATATTTTCGAAGATAATAGTCAGTCAAACCCGACCCAACAAAATAATCCCAGATTCCCCGGATGGACTCCCGAGTGTTATCGTATACCATAACGGATGAATTAATTGTAACATCGTAATTGGTCGGGGTTATAAGATCAAGCTTCTGGGAATTGTGGATGAGGTATAGGGAATCATGGGGATTAAAGAGGGTCGGTAAGGATCTGACCACCGTGTCGATATCCACATAGAGGAAGGTTCCCTGAACGGGGAAATTTCTACTGAATAGCGCTAATTTATTCCAAACCCCATTTAATCTTCTTATCGGTTCAATAGGTGTGATTCTGGGATCAAGACCCTTCGGATCATCGGTATAGCAATACATATTACCAACCGTATTAAGGGAGGCTAACCGATTAACATCTGAGGATTTGTACTTCTCCCCAAACTTAACAAAAATTACATTCATAATTTACACATTATATTAGGTTAGGATTAGATATGACCCTTAAGTAGCACAATAAGATCGATTAGATTAGTACACTTACGAATATTAGTCTTAAGTGACTTATCCTTGCTTTCCTTGATCGCCGGAACTTCAAAGATCGCCAATTTAGCTCTAAAGACCGCTTCATCGTCTTTATTTCCATTTAGGATTGCACTAATGATATTGGATTTCTCAAGCTCTGCCTGTTTAAGCTGATCGAGCTTTTTATGTTGTTCCGCCTCTAGTCTAGCTACCTCATCTTTCGCCAAAAAGCGATGGATAGTTCTAAGGGCCTTGATCTCGCCCCTTTGAACTGTAGATGTTTCCACGATAATTCGCTCATAATCCCACCCAATTGAGCTAAGATACTTATAATCCGCATTTTCCAGATCGTTGGCTGGGATGAAGTGAGATCGAATGACATTTTCCTCGTCCGCCCATAATACCTCGATGGTATCATGTTGGGGATTAGAAAATGTTGCCGATACGACTTTATGATTTTCGAGTACGCCCATATTGAAAGCCTTATGTTTGATTTAATCTTAGGTAGTTTGTTGAGATAGTAACAGCGGACCCGTTAGGGAATTCCTGCGCTCGGTAATCGTTCCCAGAAACAAACCTTGTTTGATAATTACCCGAACCGTTTAGTTTAGTATCTACCATACCCGTTCCCTGGATAGTTCCAGACCCATTAACATTGAATCTCAATCTAGTCCCAGTCACGCCCGCTGCAGCGTGTCTCATAAAATTCTGTAGCTGGGTATCTATATTACCTTGAGTAAATTGCTGCAAATTCTTATCAGAATTACGAATATAAATCGGCAGAGACATACTCGGCGCGCCCATATTATTTGCCTTCAAAAGATAATAATTGGTTATCGTAGATGGCTGATCTAGTGTTTCTGGAATACCCGCTGCAGTATAAGACGCTGTATTTGCTCGAGTGTCACTGAAAACCGAACTTGTACTAACAGCAGTATATCCACTGAGAGAAGTAGAGGTGTGGATATAATAAGTTCCTGGTTGACCGGTGGAACCTTGTATAGTATCAATCGCACTATAAATGAAGGTGTCATACATATCCGTTGCTGTCATAGCCCGAATATTGCCACCATTATTATAAACCGGGAACGCTACACTATTGGTATCAGCAGGTTGAGATGTACTGGCAACCGATTCAGAAATTTTATCATGGGTAACAGTAACCGTTGATGGTTCGGCCGTTGTGGTTTCGGCCGGATAACCGGATGCGTTCGTCGAATACGCCCCAGCTTGCATTCTAGTGTCATTAAATCCCGACAGACTACCAGCGGAAGCGACCCGTGAAAGAGTTACAGATGGGCTAGCCCCATACAGATAACGACACCGATCTCTGACCTGATTTAGCTGGGCATCAGTCATTTCTATTAGGTTATTGGACCCATCAAGGATGAGTGGTCTACGAACTGCCATAATCTACCTTTATTATGATCCTGCCCCATATAGGGTCTTAACTGCCGAGCCGCCCGAGTTATATACCACGAGTGATACCTCATTTGCAAGCTTAGCGCGAGTTATTGCATCATCAGCTACCATGTTGGTTTGCACCTGAACCTCAGATACTATGCCACCGGCAGAAGTTGAACCTAATAGTCTGTTAGCCGTTACAACATTCTGGATTTTCCCGTAAGTTATTGCATCGTCAGCTACCATGTTGGATTGTACCTGAACCTCAGATACTATGCCGCTAGCTGAAGTTGAGCCAAGTACTCTATTAGCTGTTACAACATTCTGGATTTTAGCATAAGTGACAGCGTCATTGTTAATCTTAGCAGTAGTGACTGCATTACTAGCAAGTTCTGTATCAGTAACTGCGCTGCTGTTAATCTTAGCGGTAGTGACAGCGTCATTGTTAATCTTAGCAGTAGTGACTGCATTACTAGCAAGTTCTGTAGCAGTAACCGCGCTGCTGTTAATCTTAGCAGTAGTGACTGCATTACTGTTGATATTATTAGCGGAAATCTTACTGGCAGTTGGATCTCCCGATGCATCGAATATCAAGACTTCATTAGCGCCCTGGGCTTCGATTTGGCCGGTACCTACTGCATCATTAGCAATTTTGGCTTGAGTAATTGCAACGTTCGCTATCATGTTGGTTTGTACCTGAACCTCAGATACTATGCCACCGGCAGAAGTTGAGCCAAGTACTCTATTAGCTGTTCCAACGTTTTGGATTTTAGCGTAGGTCACTGCATCATTAGCAATTTTTGTAGTAGTGACTGCGTTGGATGTAAGATTATCGGAATCCACACCACCCACCTTGATCGACACGACGCCTGCATCTATCAAGAAGTTATCCGCACTAAATGCAGCTACACCAGCGCCGGAATCGGTAGCGGTTACAACATCCGTACTAGTAAATTGACCAGTAGCGCTATCGTATGTGATGATGCCAGGCCCAACAGAGAATAGAGATCTAATGTCACTATTACTTGCGCCTACGTATGTAATAACTCCATTACTACCATTATATGATAGTGCACCTAAGCCACCCGTATCATTAACAGTGATAGCTGGCGTCGCGGCTGCAAACGCTCGGTAGTCGGAATCTAGCCCGTTGTGGGCCAATCGCCAAGTGTTAAAGGTATCAGTAGTGTTGATCTGCGTCATTATGATTTCTCTCTACGGTTTCTTATATTTATATGATTCCGATATCGCGAATCCTCATATACCATTGGTCTTTATCTCTTTTTGTTGAAACCGCCATTTGGAGTTTCTTGGTTTTACAGATATCAATCAATCCCTTAGGTCCAGGCCATTTATCGATTGACACTATTTCTTCTCTAGCCTTGGCAATCTGAACCTCATCTCCGGATTTGGAAGCTCTTATATATTGATCAGTTCCGAAATATTCTTTTACTTCAAATACCTCTTCTTCCAGATTAAGATTGTATCCTATCGCCACCTTATTCGAGTTTTTAAAGTATTCATAATATTTACCCATCCGGTCATCATCAAGACTTTCTAAATCGATTGCCCAACCATCTGCATCTCTATCAACTCTTTCCATAATGATCTCTTTATATGGACCAGTGAGCATATTTAGAAATGCATCAAAATCAAATGTACATGCCGTAATAGATAATTTTCCCTTTCGAATGCACCAAATTAATTCGATGATTTTTGACCGAGAGTACTCATCTAAATTATCTAACTTCTCAGAAAATCCTGCAAAGGATTCGAGTTCAATCTCTTTTCTCATTATTCAATTTATCCAGGATCGCTCCTAAGATCTCCTTCATGTCACTAACATCATGTTCCAATTGATCGAATCGAGCTTCTTTTTCCCTGTTCCGCTCTTTCCGCTGCTTTGCTGTCAACATAGCCCGATTATTAACGTTTATTACTGCCCCGGACCTAGGGTCTTTTACTAGGTCCGGGTTATCTTTTACTCTAATCATTATACTGTAAGTGCAATTGCTCGGAAGTCCTTCAGAATTGGAACTTTAGAACTATTGGTAGATTTCATAACTACCTTCATTTGGAAAGTAGTGAATGCTGGAAGTGTGCCATTATCCCCACCGATAGTATAGCGATATTCTCTATACTTATTCGGATTCTCATCGGTTTGTACCACGTTATCCACAGGAGCAAGTGTCCAGCCAGTATCATTAAGAGCCGTATCACCGGAAGTGGTTTTATAGTAAACCTCGAGGTAAGTCCCACTCGGTCTATGAGCAGCCATAATAACTTTTAGACCTACTGCATCTTCTTCCAATGTTACCGATTTGGTTACGTATTTAGCCAATGACGTACCACCAAATGGATCGTCTTCACCGATGTAGCTAATAGGTACGTTATAGTTTGTGCTAGCGGCGGAATCCTGCCTATCAATCAAGTTATTGATAGCGGTAATTGAACATCTCTCTGCAGAGATCACAGGAGATACCCAACTTGATTGAGTGGTTAGGCTACCTTTAACGTATGCACTGTGGGTAGGATTACTACCAACCCCTTCCAGTACCTCCGAAGCTACCATTCTAGGTGCATCGAAATTATACTCTTGGAATGGGGTCATCGAATGTCCATATGATCCCTCTAATGCGTAGGGGGTTTCAGAACCAGCTAGCGATTTACCAGACATGAACTTACCTTGGAAGGATACGGCAGTTCCGGGTGGAGTAGCAGTTTCAGCTGAAAGATAGATCGTATCCATAAGAACGTTATCTGCTGTATATACTCCGTGTCCACCAGTTCTAGTTGAAGCTGTTGCCGATGAGTCAGCGTCGAATGTAAATCCGGTGCCATCGATCTTAGTAATTACTCGATCTCCGACAATGGAGTTTACTGACGTAAGCGGATAAGATGCCGATGAGTCAATCCCTTCCAACTGGATTGTATCCCCAACCTGTAGACCGTGATTCGGATCAATAACTCGAACCTCATCATTCCCACTATCGAATAGAACCGGATTCGGTATCAGAAGCTTCGAAGGATATGCATCGTTGTGGAAAATAGCCGTGCCAGAGGTTTCAAAGTCTGCTCTATAGATGTCAAACTTAAGGTCATCCCATTGCGATGGCTCCCAGGTCGAACCGTTCTGCGATTTGAAGAATGATCCAACAGTGGGCTGTTTAGTGATCTTTTTATCCGTAGAACCTAAGATCAAGTCACCTACTCTCGAGATCCAGACGTTATATGCATCAGTACCAGCTCTTAGGACCATTGCATATTCTTTACCGTTACCCTCGAGGTATACCGGCTGATCGAATTCGAAGTAAGTTACCGCACTTGCATCGGATGAAGTATTGACATCACCCGGGGTAAGTTGTTTAAAGGCGCCCGAGACGATTGTATCAGATGATGGATAACCATTAACCATAGGTCTAATTTCACAATCGATCGGTATATTGTTTGCAGTATCCTTAGATTGGAAGTATACCCCAATCTTAGTGATATGCGCACCTTCAGGATTATCGATTTTAAACGACTGTGCTACTGGATCGAATATGAAGAGCAGATATAGGCCAAGAACGAGCGCGGTACCGGTGCCGCCGCCACCACCGCCACCGCCGTCATCATCGCGCGGCGGCCTTGGGGGTCTTGGAACTGGGCGACGTCTGAAGTTAACTATATTTGTACCTTCTGCGAGATACTCGGCCCACGCACGTGATGTCGAGTTCTCTGCATCTTCATTAGTAATATCGAAGAGGCTAAAGACTCTAGTACCCGCAAAGAATTGAAGGTTGTCATCATTTGGTATAAAGAAAGATCCTTCAATCGTACCATTTGCATCTGAGATAAGAGCGCTTGCAGTTGAAGTTGGTGCGGTCTCCTCCCAATAAGGATGCCAATACTGCCACGACCATCTACGGAATAGACGATTGCGCCATCCGGCCCATACCCACCAATCTGCTCGGCGTGACCATCTCCAACCACCATTAGTTGAAGGGCCAAATTCAACGCCGATCCGACTCATCTGTACCGTATAGTCGTCTACGCGGGTACCATCAAAGAATGGATAGTGGCGAGTATTCGGAAGAAGCCCAGTCGCACGGAATCGGATCTCTCTTGAACGAATACGTGGGATAAACAATCTTGTAGCAAATCTACCAAAGGTTTGCTCATTAGTGCTACCGATGCCACCATTGAGAAGTTGTTCTTCAGTCTCCCGTGAATCAACGCCTGCCCATCCCCAAACGTATTCTCTCCAGGTTGGCGAGATGCGGTCGAATACTGAACCGAGGATTTGGCCGACCGATGGGGGTAGGGTAGTAAGAGCATCTTCGAGCGAACCCTGTGAGGTGAAGTTATTCGCACTTTGTAGGGAGATGTTATTACGGATGAACTCTTCCCGACCACCGAATTCAGGATTATTAGAAATGGTAGTAAGGACGTTTTGAGTATCTTGTTCACCTAATACGTTATTCAGGAAGGTCTCAATGCTAACTTCATTTTGACCATTAGTGCGGAGTGAAATCGTACTTGTGTCTCTTGACTCATCCGAACTAGGCGATATTGTAAGTGTACCATTATAGTTGATAACGGTATATGGGTTAACATTATGGAATCGAGAAGCCTGGGTCTGCTCTAGCAGAAGGGTTTCACTATAATTAAGCATCACATCGTCGCCGATTAGGATTGTATTAGATACGGATCCATCAGCAGAATCGAATACTAAGCCGACGTTCTTCTCTCTATAAGAAGGTCTTAGGATACCCATAGTTGGATCAATGGATGCGCGATATTCCAGATCATCAACGTTAGCTGCACGGTGATCCTTAAAGTCATCGGTTAGGAAACCAGCTTTAGTTCTGGATAAGCCATTTGAGTCTAGTACTTCAAGAGTTGAGGCCGAGATGTCCAGTAGACTCAGGGTAGCTAGTTCTTCAACTTTATTAATCTTATCATGAAGCTTTGCAACATCTCTCATTGTATAACGACGGTTATCGATATATCTAGAGGTTAGATCCTGCTTATCAAGCGTGTTTGCATTCAATGAGAAGTGATAAAGTTCTAATGCATTGCCAGGGGTCTGTGGGAGTTTAGGGTCAAAGTCTGATGTTCCCTGGACATATCTAAATGTCCCAGTTTCCTCGATAGTCAATTTATCTTTTCTAGGAATATAGTAAGTGGGATCAATTGTGATCAAGTCGGTATTCTTAGGAAGATCCGCTACAATTGCTCCTGTGCCACTATATCCTGTGCCAGCATTATTGATAGTAGGTCTAAAGTCCAGTACATCGCGAAGATCAATCGTCTGACCGTCGTTTTGACGATACGATGGGATCTGAGCATATGTAATCTGATTTGTCCCCGTGCCAACTGGATACGAATTAACTGTAAAGAAGTCACCCGAACCAGAATGTGCAAAGTATTTAAAGCGTACGAATACGTTACCACCGGGGTCTGATTGTCCTGGTGCTAGTACCATTCGACCGTGATCGTAAAAGTTATCTCTTTGACCATTATCTACATAGAAGCGAGATGATACGTCAGTACCATCGGAATCAACAGTTCTAACTCTTGAGACCGACCAAACATCCGCTTTACCTAGATCAATATATGATCCATCAGAGTCTGTAGTAACACTGGCAGTAGCAGTAGTTTCTGTAAGAGTTTTGGTCTTATAAGGAACTGGTGATCCTGCACCTTTTTGGCAGATCGCTATAACCGTCAGGGTTGTAGCATCGGAAATACCAGATGTGTTGATGGTGGCATTCGGCTCAGAAATAGTAACGGATGTTGGGGTAACTATCGCACCGGTATCACCACGAGTAATGATCCAATCATCTGTACTTGACCAAGCCTCTGAAGCGCCTGCATTGGAGATAGTTGTCTGATTAGAGCTAACCGATCCTGTTGCATAACGAAGAACGTTATAGGTATGATCATTACCGATGGATGATGGTCTAGATTTAGATAATGCAAAGAACGCGTTATTATTATTTGCCTCTTTGATTACTGCAACACCATTCTCTAGTACCAATATCCCCCTTCGGGTAGAGCTAGTTCCGATAGACCTTACATCGCGGAAGTTCTTTCCAGTGTGCATCTTAAGATCGAAGATGTGGAACCTATGATTTCCACCACTTTCTTCTACGGCTCTGATTCTTGCAGTACCAATAGTGTTACCACTTGCATAGGTAGCATTATCTTTTAAATTCCATACTTCGTAGGTACCAATATTAGGTAGACCCTTAATTGAAGAGACGTTAATAAAGTTACCGTAATTCGCAGCAACCGCTTCATTGTTGAATGCAAGGGTTGTAGTAGGTTTCGATACTCGAATCTTTTGAGGCCCTGGAGCCGCTCTATAACCATTAATATAACCAATACCATCGGCAATATTCAGTTTGAGGAATCCGTCATCAGAGTCTGCTTCAAAGAACGCAGTAAAGGGTTTTACAACGTAGCTTCCAGATTCTTCACGAGTTCTTTCTGCCATAAGATCTAAAATCTTATTGTAATCATCACGGCCGGTATTAATCTGCTCTACTGAGCCATTGATGATATTACAGACAAAAATGAAAGTATCCGTTGCAGCGGCATCAGACTGTTTGCTAAGAGTTAATCTAATTCTATATCTGTGTGCACCGGGCGCCGTAAGATTAGGGTTGCCGGATTGATTATCATATAATCCGGTATCATCAGCTTCGGTTACGATCTCTTCGTTAACAATGAAGCCTAGAACTTCTGTTGGAGTAGTGGAATATTTGCTTAGAACAACCTCTTGTGCCGAGGCGTGAACGAAGTGGCCTACTGCAAAGAAATCACCAGCGTCAACATTCGCTTTAGTACCATTACCAACAGCTGGATTAGCCGTAGTGTTAGTTGTCTGAACTGTGAAGCTCTCGCTGCCGTTTGAAATATTTTCACCGGCTTGGAATGTGCTGTGCGCTGAAACGCCTGAACCGTAAATATACTGGACATATAGAGTTGCTGGGTCTGAGTCTTCTGCGGAGATTACCCGAAGAACCTTACCCTTTACTCCGGAAGTCGCAGTAAAAGTGGTGCCAACGAGACTCGAGCTAAGGCTAGTCTCATCCTGCAGCTTAACGAATGAATAGTTAGTATCTACTAAGACGTTCTGAACAGGATTAACTGCGCCACCGTCTTTAAAGAGGTTGTTGCCAAGTCTCTCGATTTCTTTTTGGATAATAGTTTGCGACTGAGTCAGTTCTCTAGCTTGTAGAGCTTTACCCCCATTAAATAAGATACGATGATAATGATCGCTGTCACTATAATCATCCTTATAGGTATTTGCAAATGTATTTTGAACTAGTGTTGTTGCCATATTTCCTTAACCTTAAAGTTGGATGATTACCTTTAGATCCTCAGTTTGTGTTTCGGTTCTGGTAATTGCTGCCCGATTCTCAATATATAGGATATCCCCAGAGAATGGATTAATATCTGAACTATCTATAAGGCTTTGAACAGTTCCAGATCCACCGTTATTAGAAGTGATTGCCCCACCGATATCAGTAGTAAAGCTACCATAACCTGTTGTATCGGTCTGGTGGAAGAATAGAGTATCGGAATCAATGTAATCAAGAATAGCTTGACTTGCGCTCGTGCTACCTGTGATGATATCATCGTTACTGAATGAAGACGCGTCGCCGGTTAGGGTTAAACGAATGGTTTTAAGAGCTGAAGCCGAAGTACCCGTATAAAAATCGCTATCGTGAGTATAGGTAGTTGGATTCTTAAGGATCGCGATTTGGCGATAATCGTTCAAAATGAAATCGCCAGCCTCTAGCCCATCGGGTTTGGTATTGAGAAGTACGGCTTTTGCTCTAAAGTCCAAAATGGGATTATCACCCAAACCTTCTTTATTGGATGGGATAACTGCACGAGCGCTTGCTCCACTGCCACTACCTCCAGTAAAGGAGATTTTAGCAAACTGATATCCTGACCCTCTATTAGTCATTTCGACCTTTTTAACTTGCCCACCTGATACGTATGCCGTACCGGCCGCAGAGGAACCATCTCCTTCAATAGAGACCGTTGGTGCAGATACATATCCGCTACCACCATCAGTAATTGCGATCTGAGTAATCTCGCCGCCAATTGCTGCACCTTGTACAGCCCATTGTAATCCATCAATTGTGGGTGTTGCAACGGCTGCATCTGAATCGGTCTGCTGTACTGGCATATAGCTCGAAGAAAGGTATTTCTGGGCGGATGCACTCGAGACTGAATACATATATTTCCAGATATATCCATCTCCGGTAGAAATGAGAGAAGTACCAGTTCCAGTAGGTTTAACTAGCGAAGTCTTTTGGGTACCATCGGTATTCAAACCTCGTTGGATGCAAAGATATACGTTATGTTCGTCAGTAATTACAAAGTAAGGTTGGGCTGGATGGCCAACCACTTTATCGTCATAAGCGGTATAAACCGCTCCCGCCGTCCAATTATTTCTAGGTGCCACGTATGAAACGTCTTCTGCAGATTTAACAGACTGCATACTGAGGCGGAAATCTCTTTCATCGTGAACATGATTCTGGGGATCAGATGCGATATCCGAATCATTCCACTGCTCCGATCGGCCAATTGCAATATAATATGTATCCGAATCAGTCCCAATTGAGGTAAGGACTCCATCCAGAATTTGTCTTTTAAGTGAATCTGTGAGGATTGCTGCCATTGTTAATTCCTATTAGCTTACGGTTACGTCACTATCCGCGCCGATTAAATACCAGTTTGTGCCGTCCCAGATTGTTTGAGCACCTGTATGTTGAGGTAGAGCGAAGGAGGTGCCTGCAGAGAAATTATCTGGGGTAACTGTTGCAGTCCCACCACCTTTATTAGTAAAGATTTTATATTCACCATCTGTTGTACCATCTGAAAGAACAACTGCTAATGCTGAAGCTTTATTACAGATAATATATGATGCGATTTCAGAGGCAGTACCATTGCTTGTAATAGTTACCGCGGAATAAGCGGCTTTGGCAACTTCCACAGAGCCGGTGCCTTTACCAGCTAGTTTCATGGTAATATTGGTACCCCCACCAGTTGATGTTAGTGTGGGTTTACCACCGGAGGCAGCATTTGCGATCGTGAATTCATTAATAGCCGAGGATGTAGTAGTGAACTTGATCAATTCATTATTATTGGAATCATTGATCGAAGGTAACTTAAGGGTCTTATTCGTAAGGGTCTGTGTAGCGGTATCAAGTACCACTGTACCTGCAGCATCAGGAAGATCCACAGATCGATTAGCAGTTGGAGCGGTAATACCCAGCGAAGTTGAATAACTAGCACCGGCAAAGACTACATGATCACTGTCAAGAGTAACATTCAGCGAAAGGTTATCGCTATCGATGCCGAACGCTCGATACAATTCTACGAAGTTGTTGTTGATCTTAGTACCAGCAGCTCGTAACGTATCACCTGTACCATCGTTAGCTGAAGATCCTAATGCAAGATTTTCTCTAGTCATTTCTCATCCAATTGTAATATGTTTACTTTATTTATGTAAATTTATGACCCCTTTACCACGTGGAATCATATTTATCCGTATCAATTGTTTCATAGGTACCATCAACACTTGGACCAGTGGCATCCGAATCATCCAGTGTAAATGTATTTAGTCGTACCGCATGGAAGATATTATCGTATGCAGAATCGACGACATTCATTGCCAGATCCTGATATCTCTCAATTGTTTTCGCTGCGTTAGTGATAAACGTTGTACCGTCTGAATCTGTAAGTAGTGTAGTTTCCGGATAAGGGGTACCGAAGTCCATATATGCCGGAAGTTCAAATGAGATTTCAGTCGGAAGTTCGTTAATTGCCGATTTGGCCTCAAAGTCCATTGTAGCAAGAGACTCTGTACCCACTGCAGAAGAAAGATAGAATCCTGCCGGATGGACGAATCTCTTATAAAGCTCCGACCACTTATCAAAGCTTTGACCTGATTTAATAAGGACCGATAGTAGTTGATATCTCGCGCCATCCTGCGTGTATCGGAGGCTTTCGGGTCCGATAGTAGCCTCACCCTGTTTGTCACTATCGCCGCTGAATACATGTAAAATGTTATTCTTAGGATAGGTGACCTCTGGTTCCTCGTCGAAAAATAATCTGAAGAACAGCTGGGTCGAAAATAGATTACCCTTATTCCGAATTAGAAGGGTAAGAAGTTTCCCGGCGAACCTAGGATGTTTAAAATAATCGGCTGCAGCACCATTACCAATCTCATAGAATAAATGATCAATGTATTCGAGTTCTATCTCATCTAGGTCTCTTAATGCAAATAACCCATATTCCAGAGTATCCGTAACTTCACCCGGTTGATCCATTGATTCATAATATTCATCTAGGAACTTTACCAGATTAGGATAGCTCTCAGGATAATGTCCTGGAAGAACTTCCGTAATTTTAGATTTTCGAAGATTGGGGAGTCTTCGATTTTTTTCGAATAGGGTTCTTGTTGACATTACAGAGTCACTCTAGTGGTTTGATAATCTATGATACCCCTAGTAGTCGAATTAGGATCAAGTGAAAGGATATAATTTCTAAGAGGTTTAATTGCACCTTGGTTAGCAGGAGCTGCAGTAATAGTAATGTAGCTCAAATTACCTACGATTGATGTGGGATTCAAACTCACAATGGATACCGTGCCGTTACCTGGGGTAAAGGTGCCAATATTATTTAGTATGACTTCTCCCGCAGTAGTAACAAGTTCTAAATTATAAGTCTCTAATTTATTCCGAATAGTACAGATATTCCCATTATAGATAAATCTCGATGAAGTGATAATATAGTTTTCATCATCCGTGGCAGCTATAGGTGATGGAAAATTGACGTCATAGTTTCGATTCGTATTCAATTTGGGAGTAAACCGCTGAGACATCTTCGCTTCGATTTTTGTCGATAGTACGGCGGGGCTAACTTCATCCAGAACAGATAGCAGATTCGATCTACGATATTCTTTTTTGAATTTGTCTAGATTCGCTGTAAAGTATGTCGAAATAGCGGTGGATACGTTATTTTCCATAGTATGGAGAGTGACGCCTGAAAGGGTTGGGTTATAATCAAATGTAGTTGTAATGGTCAAATAAGTTACTACAGGATCAATAAATTTCGGAGTAATTGAAATAGTCGAGAGTGGCTCAACTAGATTTTTACTTATGTCACTCTTAGTTGCTGTAATGGTTGCTGCGTCTGTACTCTCGGGAAATTTTAATGATATGTACACTGCACCATAATCTATCGGGATATTATCCTGACCACCCCATGAAGTAATATCTGAGACAGTTGGATAGTTGGCAGCAATTAGGGTGTTATAATCCTCGGCGGTAACCATTCGTTTTTGAGTTGCATACGTAAGTGGCGCATTAGATCTAATCTCTGAGATTGTCTCTTTTTCAGCACCAGCGGTTGATTTAGTAACTGTAGTGCTAGTAAGAGTGAACGTTTGGCCACCTGTAGTAATACCTGCACTTGGTGAGAATACCTTGCCATCATTGGCATCTGCCCCACTTGAAGAGAGATAACTAACAGTAATCTTATATCCGGGTTTCGGTTTATTCCCGAAATTAGTACCATTACCGAATTCTAATTCATAGTAGCCATTTGGGCTTTCTTTTAGAATATAGTTCCGCGATTCGGTATTGATTGAAATGGCGTCTCTGATATTGCTATAGGTGTCGTAATCAGTAGTACTGGTACTTCCGAAGACCCGCACATCGAAGGTGCTCGTATCTGCATTTTTATCGGGTATAACATAGAGCTGAGAATCAGCGGAATCGGGTACTAGGAAGGTCTTAGTCTTTGTGCTACCCTCATAGATATAAAATTCTTCTGATCCGGCCGAGGTCTGGAATTTATAAGCGCCGTTGCCGTCATCTGTCGCTGATAACGTTTCTCTAGTGGAAAATGTATAGCCGGTACCATCAATAGTTACAGTAAACGTTTTACCTGGTGCTATTGTAAGTACTTCTGGGCGAGATCCCACATATGAGGATAGATCAGCCGACAGACGAATTTGTGCCTTAGCAGCAGTTCTTGATCGTGGATAATATCCAATCGACTGTGAATGGGTCAGAACGCTAGGACGTAGTTGTGCCGTCTCGAGAAATGACTCATTAATAGCCATATTAGCTATAAGAGAATTGAAATGGGTATTATATGCCAGCACATCAAGAATATTCGAAAGACCGGATCCCTCGAAATCGTAATCTGAGAATTCATCAACTTGACTGAGATAGGTCTTTAGCTTACTCTTGATATTATTGAAGTCTAATTTAGACGATTCTATTGTAGTTGCCATATTATCTTAACCTTGAAAGTGTGACATTTAAAGTAACTAGTTCTTCAACATTTACTACTTTAAATCGTAATGTAATATATAAAGCATTCTGTTCGGTAAGTTCCCTTATTCGAATATCTTCTACCTTAGCTCTGGGCTCCCAGATATTGATCGCAGATCTGATCTTCAAGTCTAGGTCATATACACTATTAGGTGTAAAGAGCTCAAACAATTCAGTCGATAGACCAGCCCCGAAATCAGGATTAAATGGTTTCTCTCCGAACTCTGTCGTGATGATATTCTTAACAGATTGTTTAACAGCTGCAGCATCAACCTTCTTATAGATATTTCCCACATTATTAACATGGAATAAAAGGTCAATATCCTTATATTGTCGAGTGGTACTAGCAACAATCTTACTGGTCGTTAAAGATCCATCTTCTATTGCGAATGCTCTTGCCATGTATTCTATCCCGCCCAAAAGGCTCTTTAATATTATACCGGGTTTTACTTGGTTTGTAAATCCCCTTTTTATTATTTATGTGTAATAACCTTGGAGGTCTAATAATAAAAGAGCCTCACTCATGGTTTGCAGATTCCAACTAGTTTCTTGTTTTCTTTGCCAGGTTCCATTATAGACATCATCTAATTCAGGAAGTACTAGGAAGACCTTAATCTTCGGAGCAGTAGTATTTTCGAAGTTACTGTAATCAACAATAATCTTATCATACCAGGGTAAAGTAGCCCAGTATTCAGCAAGTTGGAACGTCTTAAGCGCATCGACCCCGCCATGTTTGAAATACCTAACACTATATGAAATAGCTCTACCATATGCACCATAATCAGCTAAATCTCCAGTCGTCCGAGTTTCAACGTCTTCGTAAACATATACACCATCTTCCACTTTGATATCAAACTTCTGAAATTCAGGTCGAGATCTTGCGGATTTCAACATTTCGGCCTGAACGTAGAGGTATTTCAATAGGTTATCTTGATCGGCCAACGTGACATCGGCCGGGTTAACCCTTTGTGTAGCTCCATTAAGATATGCCCCAAGGGTAATATTCTTTGTTAGGTTCAGACCTCCGGTGAATGCTCGACCGTGATCCAAGTAAGTGTCGGGATTATGTTCACCATTCTTGATAAATGTCGATAGTCTCGGAACAGGCATATAAGGTTTAATTACATTGGCACCAGTACCCAGTCGTGTGGTTCCGGTCATACCCCTACTACCACCGGTGCGAACAATCGGAAGATCTGGCGGGCCTGATGTAACAGAGTTGGGGTTTAGGGTGCCTTCCCCAATTTGATTATGTAGAAATTTAGTATTAGCTCGATTATTACTATTTCTTAATTTGCTGCTAACCTCACCAGCATTCAATTTATTTCTGGTACTCATTTAATTATCCACCCGTCGCATAAGATCTATCGATTGAATTTCTGATATAATTTCCTGGGTCAATTTGAACCTGCCTAATCCCATTATTTAGGGTCTTTAATCTAGCTTGGGTTGTTGCTGAAGTGGCAGCAAATGTCTCTTTAAGGTCGATTGTTGTATCTGATGCAGATCCAGGGCTTCCAGCTTGGGTCGCAGTCCCGTTTAAATCCCCATAGAAGGTACCATTCACCCGTGTCGCATGAACCGCATTAGTCTCAACGGTCAAGGCTTGGATTGATTTGGCACTGATAGAGCTGCTATTGTACATCACTACCCCCTCACCACCAATCGTACCAGTAGCACCTATAATTTCAATCTGTTCCCCATTAATTGCCGTTGACGGCGACGACATAAAGGCCTTAATCGCCGAGGTAATTCCAACACGTCCCGACGCATATAATCCCCCATCGCCATCAACTCTGAGAGTTAAATCCCCCTTGACATTCCGGTCGTGCCCGCCAAGATTAGTTATGGTTTCAGCGCCAACGAGTGTCGTAGCGGTATATCCTCTAACGGTTTTAAGTTCATTGGAACGAATGGTTTCAGTCTTCTGGCCACCGATATAATGATCTGCGTTACCATCGATAGTGCTACTATATCCAGTAGCAGACACGTTTACCTTTCCCCCGGCATTAAGATTTAAATCCCCTTGGGCATCGAGGTTTAAACTTCCGGTCAGACCGAGGTTAATATCACCTTCAACATCAAAATGGATATCTGTACTAGAGATGAAGATAGAGCCATCAGGTCTAAGCTCGATCCCGGTACCATTGCAATGACGGATCAGTATTCTTTCTGATCCTAGTGTGTCATTAAGAGTGATAACATGACCTGCTTCGGTTTCAGTGACTGTGGATTGTCCGTATTGAGTAGCTCTTTCAGAATTACATGAAAGGTTCCGCCCTTCTATTGACATATTGGTTCTTAGTTCTGCACCACTATTTGATCGAGCCTGAGAATTAGTAGTGGGCTGATCGGCGTTTTCGATACGAGGTAAGCCCTCGGCCCTTATAATCGACGAGTTAAGATCATCGAGTTCCCCCGAGTCCCCATCCACCTGCTGGAGACCTGTGGGGTTTGTAGGAACCAATCCGATCGATTGATTCTGATATAATTTGGAACTAAGGTCTGGTAATGCTTCTAATGTCATAGTAATTCCTAATAATACATCTTCATGAGCCAGCTAGGTGGGTATCTTTCCGCGCCCTCATCGTGCCCCCAAATAGCTGCTTTAACTACTTTGGCAGTTGTCATACCGGCAGCAATATCATAATGGAAGGACGTACCATTCATGTAAAGATGCTGAGGTAGGGCGGGATTGGCAATTCCTACGGATGGGCGGTATCCACTTGACCTGGCAATATTGATAAAATTCTGAGTAAAGTTTTGAATAATTGTCAAATCTTCGCTAACAGTAACTGAGCATCTACGATTATCTGATCCTGTTAGAATTGCGGTATCTGAAGCCCATCCCTCATAATGTCTCCCAGATCCAATCGAATTTGTTCTACCGATTATGCCGGAAGTAGTCTGTAAGCCACTTACCCCCGCGGTATTATTTGCAGCCTGGGTCAAGATGTTGATGAGATCTGCCTGCAGTGCTGTTTCTAGCCCCGGCTCACCCTGAATTGCTTCTAATCCCTGGCCAGGAATAGTGCTTGTGCCCCCACTTGCCCCGAACACACACGGGTTGACCGTTTCAGGACTGAATCCGGTTGGCGGTGGTGCCGACGGATCCCTTTTATCGACATTGGCCAAAGCAGCCGCTTCAACCACGGAAGCGCCCGGGATAATCCGATATACCGCTTTCATCATTTCCCGATACGATTTACCCTGGGCTACATTAATTTCGGAATTCCCAATAAATGCAATACTAACAATTCGATCTACATCCGAACCCGATACCGAAGAGCCTGCAGTATTTAAAGGCCGACCCATTTGCACTCGTCCGTCTCTTCGAATAATGAAATGGTATTGGATGCCATCGAACCCTGCATCAGTATGTATCTGGTTAATAAATTTAGCATCGACGTCAATGGTAGTACCAGTGCTATATGTAACGAATGTGTTTATAGGTCTAGCAGATGAAGCGATAATAGCCTCAAACTCCTCGGCAGTGTCGACAAATTCAAATCTGTGATTACCGGCACCGAAGCTTTTATATGAATGATCTACCTCTTTTATGGTAGACATATCCTGAGCATCGCCAATCATCTTACTAGGATTTAGTTCGATCTTTAATAGCTCGTTAACGATGGCATCCAAATCCGACATTTCACCATTCTGACTTCTTACAACTTCTGCAGCAGCTTGGAATTGTTTCCTGTAAACTTTTTCAAGAATACTAACCTTGATATCATTCTGGATTCGGTTGGTATTCAATACGTCCTGTAAAATCTTTTGAGTGTCGGGATCAAGATCAATTGCAATATTATCGATCACGGCAACCGATATGTTAGGGATGGCTTGTCCCAATATATTTTTGATAGTGTCAAGGGTTTTCTCTGTCTTATTTCCAGTTATTACCTTACCATCATCGAATTCCTTTAAACCATCAAGAATCAGATCCTTAACGTCATTGGGAGCAATATCCCTCAATATTCTATTAAGTTGATTGGGGGATTTGCCAGTAAGTTCATTTAGAGCAGAATTGATTGCTTGTGGTGTTCCGGTCGTAATTACCTCGTGTAAGAATGCTTCCGAAGCGGTTCCTGCAGACGAGGAAGTTCCCTCTAGCGCATTCAATCCTGCCATTAGTCCAGGATCGATCTGCTGTATTAATTCCTGGGATAGGCCAGGGATAGATTCAGTTAGGGTCGCTAGCGGCACGCTAGTGGACGCTACGGACGCCACAGCCTCTATCCCCGCAAGCACCTCTCCGGCGGTCCCCTGGAAATTGGTAGCACGTGCAGCGGTTGATAAATCAATTAATTCAGATCTTGCTTGATCGGTAGTAGTACTAACATTACCCGAAACCTGGCCAACCGCCTTATTTAAACTTTCTGTGCTTACAGTCATTCTTAACCCCAGTTATTAATAGCAGTGGCATTTGTAAGACCACGCCTATAGTGTGCTAGATCAGTGGGCCGGTTGTTAGAATCTCGTCTCCTGCCGTATGCTGTATCGAATCCGTACCACGGTGACCAACCTCCCAGCGCAGCCTGGTCCAAAGAGTACCTGATCTGATTCAAAATACCCTCTCTGGTATTATCTCTTACAAGCGATCTACCCGTTCGCTCTTGGTAGTCGTTTCCTATTCCGCCACCAACATACAATTGATATGGTCCAAAGGAAGCTTCACGTCCATTCAATGATCCCTTGCCAGATCTAGGCACACTAGATTGATATGAACCAGCCCCCTCGTGCCGGAATACCGTTATAGCAACCTCCGGATTAATCCCCCGCGCCACCGACTCTTGGCGGATCCATCCTTCAATCTCTCCCCGAGATAGATCTGCAGGATACCCGCCACTCACATCAGATGGATTCTTTAAGGGAGCTACCGTACTTTCATTTGCTGGGCCACTCGTACCCACAGCTGGCCCTGCCGTATGTTCGATCGATCCTTCTATTCCCGGTAAGGAACCCCATATAACAGGATTCTGTGCTTCATCGCCATCAAGGAAAAATCCTATAACCCTTGCACCAGGTTTCAATAGAGGGTTCTGACCAATGCCAGATACCCCACCTTCAGTAGTTGGGACAATGACTGATGCCCAGGGCAACGCCCTATCTGGAACTGTAGTACCATGTACCCCATAGATCCTGACCTTAGCTCGCCCGGTCTCTAGCGGATCGTCTTTCGTGTTAATAACTACGCCGAACCACCATTTTAGATTATCCCCATAATATGATTTAATCATCGGAAGCGGTCCTACGTTTGTTTGAGAATTTAGTACAGGTTATCGATACATCATATTTAATCTGCCCGAAACGATGACGGCAGTTATAAACTAAATATTGGCCAGACATTTTATAGTCGATAACGGCAAGCGGATCAGTTTCAAGATCTTGGTCGAGATTGTTATTGTAGAATAATAGTGGTATTACTTTGCCGATACTGTTACCTTTCCCTTCCAAGGATGGGAAGAAATGATAGCCCGGTAATTTGATATCAATGGGATCTTTTGACGCCAGCGCACGAAGCGCATGGGCTTTTATCCGTTTATTGTGACCATTAATGCCATCGACATCATGTATATTGTACATATCATCATCGTAAACGTTACTTAAAAATGGGAAAACGATCTCTCGAGATTTCTTATTATGTAATCCCCCGAATGCTATCTCATCATAACCTACAATCTCCTGACCCTCCGGGAGATGCTTTTTCAATGGTACGTAAAGGTCGGTAATGGAGTGGTGAGATTCTCTGGTAACAAATTGATTCAGGTTCAGGAAGGTCCATTCAGACCCAATTGTTCCTCTATTAACTTGGTGCAATAGATCCTGACTGTTCCAATGCTTGTAGTCATCTATGTTTCTGCCTAGTGAGTGCGCCGGCTCTCCAGTTCCAGATACGTCTCGAAGCGCTTTATTTGCATTAAATTCGAAGTCTTCGGGGTGGAGCACATCCGCTAGCATTTCTCCCAGCGATTTAAATATCAACTCATCCGATCCGAGCTCTGAATAACAATAGTATGGAAGACCATCAGGATCCGTAGAGATCTCGGTTAATTTGGAGATGGCATGTAAAGGTGGGATAGATGGGACCAAGTACCTTACCCCACCCTGGTCTGGTGGCGTATCTACTTTAAGATCTTTTTCTAATCCGGAGTCTTTTAATATAGATGAAATAATATCATGTGGCCTACCTTCATAAGCCCCATTATTCACTTCAATATAACTCTTATAGAAAATATCCTCCACTATACCAAGTGAATAAACTGCAGAGGCTAGGCCGGATTTCCTCGAGATGTTAATCTTATTTACTATAAATCTCTTTTTGAAGACAATCTGATCATCCGTTCCAGGCCGAACTATTTCAACATCAAAGTATTCGGTACCTTGCCAGTTCACGAATTCATTCAAGTTGAAATTATCAATGAGGATTATCTCACCAGTAAGGAAGTTTCGTTCGAGTGTCTCATAGACGTTGAGTTCTTGGATCGCATCCGCAATATCCAGCTCGCCCCCTCGATCAGCGGAAAGTAAAGCCTTTTTCCACTGGTATGCATATGCACCGGTTCCGATTTCCATTACTGTGTCACGACTCTTCTAAATTCATTAACTACTCTTTCGAGCACTTCTGGTTTTAATACTATGATGTGTCTCATCTCGGTAGTTTGCTCATCAAAATATTCGGAATGGGTTACCCCGGTCGCTCCCTCGCTCGGACCAGTAAAGGGATCGATATCGATAATTTCTTTATTCGCATCTCTGTAGAATATAATCGAATCCTTTTCAGGCGTTGCAGAATTGAGAGTAATAGTATTATCGTCCTCATCTACAAGTAGTTCGCCATCAGTAAAGGTCTTAGTCCCTGATACCACGATCTGGCCCAAATCAAGGTTACGTTTAATAACTGTTGCAGTAGTTTCTGATGTTAGACCCGTAAAGGTTTTACCGACTAGAAATTTATCATAGATCTCATTACGAGTAACAATAGTTGTGTTAGGAAAATTTTCTTTTATCTTTACCTGTAGATTATCGTAATCAAGCGGCCAACCTTGTTCACGTATTTTATCATTAAGTAGATAGAACGTCCAGTGGTGTTTTGGGTTATCATATAATTCATATGAAACCTGATCCGGTCTAGCCCCCTGCTTAATATAATATTCGGTATAGAACACACCGGAACTTTTAATTTCATCTAGAATCTCTGAATAAACCGTAAGATTGGGGAATGATACCTCATAATTCTCATTTCCGAATTTATAAGAGGTTTGTGGGAAATTATTAAAATATGGCATTAGAATCCATCCTCAACATCTTGTTGATCGATTGTCACACTTTCGGTGAAATTCAATGTAATTAAAGTCTCGACTGGTGCACCGTCAGCATGGAACGAAGTTGCAGTGGGGTTATATGTACGACTCATGCTTGTCAGGAACGCGGGCTTAAATTTAATCTTGTAATCGTCTTTCGTTTCCAGTGGGCCAGGAAAAATCTCGACCAACCATTTATCCGGAAATTTAACAGAAAGCCCAGTGGTAACTTTTTCGGGGTAAACGTGCTTTCTAAAGATCTTGGTGATCTCCGCAACGGACTCAGCCTCTAAGGCTGATTGGGGGATCATATGGAATTGGAAAGTAAAGCTTCGGATATTAACTCCCTGAAAGAGCGATTTGGTGTTGGGGTTAAAAACCCTTCCAGTCCCGAAGTTCAATCCGGGGCTTAGAGCTCCAACCCCTACTGCACCGCCGACTGCCCCGGCAAAGGTATCACCGAAAAGTTTGCCTGCAGCCATCGCCGCTACAGATAATCCAGTGGCGATCAAAGCGCCAGAGGCGAAGTCTTTGGCTTCGTCCCAGTTTATGTTCTCCACCGCCTTTGCTGCATCTTCACCTATCTTGCCCCTAGCTGCCGATGCAACCATGCCACCGGCCAATCCTAAATCGGTATTGGAATATTGAGAACCATCAGGAAACACTAGACCCGGCGGGACGAACATCCGGATTACTTCTTCCGGTATTAACCCTTCGCCGGTCCCCGGGTCCACTACGACTGATTCTTCGGCCCCCATGCCTGGGTGCGTGTGCGTGCTGACTGCCCTCAGCCGGCTAAAGACAATCTGCGCGTTTCCCTCGAAATCGTCAGTATCTCTTGGGTATTGTAGTTTCTTAGTCATATAACTCTACCGATAAATAAATAAGTCTTTCTAGTTTATTTATGTGGGATTTAATGGCTTATTCTGGAGTATATAGAGTAAAAAATAGGAACAAGTATCGGGGTGATCCGGATAAAGTCGTATATCGATCTATGTGGGAAAAATACTGCTTTATGTGGTGTGATGTTACCCCTGGAGTAAAGAAGTGGTCAAGTGAAGAAGTTGTGGTGCCATATTATTATGATGTCGATAAGCGGTATCATCGATATTTCGTAGATCTGCTAATCCACTATGATGATAGGATTATATTGATAGAGATTAAACCTAAGAAGGAAACCACTGCTCCTGAATTCAAAGGGAGACGGACTAAAAGGTATTTAAATGAGTCACTCACCTTTATAAAAAATCAGAATAAATGGGAAGCTGCGAAAGAATATGCGGCTGACCGGGGTTGGGTATTTGAAATTTGGACCGAGGATACTTTAAAGAAAATGGGGATCATGAAAGATCGAAAGCTTCCTAAATTAAAACCGCTTCCAAAAGCGAAGAAAAGTACCATAAATAAAAGGAAGAAGTCTAGGAAATAAAATATATGTCTAATATCTTCCAGAAGTTGGAACTCGAAGCTTTCCGAAACGGGGTTACCCCGAGGACTAAGCGATCCATTGCTTGGTTCCGTAAGAAAGCCGACGAAATGTCGGGGATTAATCGAAGAGCCCTCATGCGGGAGGATCCTATCAAACAAGTAGGTGAATTCAAACCTGGTAGCATGTATATGTATTTTTACGATCCTAAACATAAAGAAACGTTACCCTATTATGATACCTTCCCCCTTGTAGTTCTAGTCGGACCAGCCGAAGGTGGGTTTCATGGGCTAAATCTTCATTATCTCCCACCAGTACTCAGAGCTAAATTATTGGACGCATTGATGGCCAATTTAAATAATAAGAAGTTCGATGAATCTACTCGAATAGCTGCAAATTACGATCTATTGAAATCGTCAGGCACCCTTAGACACTTTAAGCCCTGTTTTAAACATTACCTAAGTAATCACGTAAAAAGTAAATTTGCGTACATCCCCCCGCCCGAGTGGGAGATCGCAACGTTTCTACCAACTGCTCAATTTAAAAAGGCTTCAGAAAATAAAGTCTATAGAGATTCTAGGAGAATGATCTAATGATAACCGAATTCAG